GCGATAGGTTTTGGGCACGTTGGAGTCAAATCCAGCGTGTTGCAAGTGCTATGCAGTGTTGATTGTAGTGTTAGTGGGTGTGATCGCCCTCATCCCTTGTCCACGGATGGTGTACGACGTGAAAGAACCGTCAATTATGCGCTTAACGACGAGTTGAGTGTGGAATTGAGAGGTCTTGTGGAGGCGTTGCGAGCGGGTCGAACTGGTTTGTTTACTTTTAACAGCGCATTGAAAGACGAGACTATAGCGTTGGGTAAGACAAAGGTTCGCGTATTTTACGGAGGAATGTTTGTTGTTAATATTCTTTTGCGAATGTACTTGATACCGTTCTTTGCTGCCATGCAGGGTCAGAAGGAGTATGAGTGCCAGATTGGCATTGATCCTTATTCCCTTAGGTGGCACGAGATGGAGCGTTTCTTGGATGAATTTGACAGTGAGTCGCGGCTAGGAGGCGATTACGCGGGCTTTGATATGTCTGTCCATCGTGTTTTGTTGGCTGGTGTTTTCTCCGTTTTGATTGATCTTGCAGTGTGTGCCGGATGGTCCGATGAGGACATTCAGATGGTAGTGGCTATATGTCGCAACTTGGAAGTTTCTAATGTTGTTATGTTAGGCCAGGTTATTGAGGTTGAAGGAAGCGTGATGTCGGGTATTTCTATCACGACCCCGCTGAATTCGGCTGTCAATTCACTAGTGCATCGTGTGGCTTTCTATGAGATCAACGAAACGCTTCGTGAGAGAGCGGCTGTTATCAGTCTTGGGTGTACGAATTTTACGCGCAGTGTGCGCATTCGGACCTATGGAGATGATGTCCAGGGGAGCACGCACCACGTTTTAGGAGCTTTGCGGATGTCGAATCTTGACGTCCAACGTGCTGCTGCACGTTTTGGTATGTCCTTTGGTCACGTGAACAAGGTGGGTGAGTTACCACCTTTTTACCCTGTGAAAGATATGTCGTTTTTGAAGTGTTCTAGTGTTGTGCTACCCGGGTTGTATGTGCCTGATGGATCGTTGCGTAAGATCGGTATGATTGAGAAATCGTCTGTTCGCAAATGCATTGCCTTTGAGAGAAATCGTACTGTAACTGCTCGGATTAGTACTTTCCAATCTGCGTTGCGGTTGTTTTTTCCGCATGCTGTGTTGGGTGGACCTCAAGGAGTGACTGATTATTCGGACCTTCGCCTAGAGTTCATTAAGGTTGTGGGACCTGACCATGCTAGCGAGTTACCGTTGCTTGAAGAGCAGGTGGATTCGTTGCGTGATAGGTCCTTCAATGAGTTTGTGGACGTTGTGGGAATGATGAGTGAGTAGAGGTGTGCTTGTGTTTGTTTGTATATACTGTAAAGAAAAAAATATATTTCGCGTAATTGCGATCGATTGGATGTTTGTCTACTTTTTATTTATTTATGGATAGTGTTATTGTATTAAGTGACTCTGTTGTTAAAGACGTTAGTTCTGATTTCTTTGTTCAGGACGTGGCCGTTAAGGCTGGAGATGTACAGTTAGGTGATATGCCATCAGTGGTTGATACCAGTGACATTGAGAAGTTCTTCTCGCGACCTGTGCGTATAGCTTCCTATACCTGGAATGTTGGTGCGGTGCCTTTTTATCAGATAGATCCGTGGACTGCGTTTATTACGAATGCCCGGGTTGCTGAAAAATTGGCCTGGTTTTCCAGGTTGCGTGGTAAGTTAGTACTTAGGTGCAATATTAGCGCTACGCCGTATCACTATGGCTTAGCACGGTTTTGTTACCGCGCTCATCCTGGGGCGATAAACACTGCTGATCCTGTGTATAACTTTGCGGTGGCTTTGGAGTCGGATGTGTACACTGAGTCCATAAAGGTTGTGTCGTCTCAGCTGCCCGGTCTGTATATCAACCCTGGTTATATAACCAGTGCGGAGATAAGCGC